ACTTGGTAGCGCTTGAGGTTCACGGTCAGCTCCTTGCTGGTTGGTTGCGATGACCACACATTACCACATTTTCACACATCGACAAGTCCTGACCGGCCTTCCTTGAGCATTGCGTCGTTCAAACGCAACATGGCCTGCAGGCTCTCGTCCTGTTCGCGCCTGGTGGTCCTGGCCTGCATCTCATCGGTGACGTTGAGCGCCATGCCAATGGCGTGGAACTCCTGTCCGGTCGCTCCCCACTTGGCCAGCTTGGCGTTGCGGTCTTTGATGGCCAGCAGCGCTTCCAGGGCTTCCTTGATTGCGGCCTTGGCCACATCGTCCTCGAAGTGGTCAATGGCCATAAACAGCCCCCAATCGAGGCGCATGGTCAGCGTGTGCCAGGTGCCTTCGTCGGCCGTGCCGTCGCGCAGCCTCTCCAATTCCTGGTGCGGCACCAGCTTAAGCATCAACTCGTTGGCGCTGCTGTAGCGCATGGTCTTTGGCAGGACGATCTGGCCTGGTGGGAACCTTGGCCGGTACTTCTTACGCGGCTTCTTGTTGGCTGGCATCTGGAACCTTCCACAGTGCGTCACAACGTGCGCCACCAGTCTGGCGTGGCGGCTCTGAAAACCAAGGGCTGCGCGGACCTGCAGGCTTGGCCCACAGGACGCGTCGGCACTTGTTGCATGGGTGCACCAGTTCGCCTTCGTCGTTGCTGACGCCAACGCACCTGGTGCAGTCAAACGGCATGCGCTGCACGGCTTGCCCCAATCATGATTCTGGAAAGCTCCATGGCTTTCTGCTTCTCGCGGTGTCTGGCCTGGCGCTGCACGGCGGTCAGCTTCTCGCGCTTGGCATCCTTGCCTCGGCCGATCTTGTAAATCTTGATGACGTCCCGGCCGCGTGCGTCCTTGTCCCACTGGCAGATGTGCGCGGCCTTGGCGCGGTGCAACTCGCGCGTGTAGTGCAGGACGGTCACGTAGTGCAGGCCGGTGAGATCGGCCAACTCCTGGCAGTTGTAGACGCCATCGAGCATGGCCTCGATCAGCTTGGCCTGCGTCAGCGCGTTGATCTTGACGATGCGCCTGCCTTTGTTCTTCGGTGGTGTGCTCATGGTGCGGCCACATCCACCAGGCTGAATGTGTGCTCCTCGCGGTCGAAGAACACGGCCACGGCTGGTGGCCTCGGCCCACCGATGGCCCGGCACACAGCCAGGCTCACCGGCGAAGGCCGAAGCAGCGCCACCAGCACATGGCGCTTGTCGTTGAGTCTGTCCTGCGCCATCAAAGCCTCCAGACGCTTACTTCAAAGACCCACAACTGCAGGATGAACTCGCCATTGGCAAAACCGATAGAGAAGATCGGCCAGCGGCGCTTGAACCACTGCACCTCACAGAACCATCGTTTTCTCATTGGCCATCCCCTGCTTGATGTAGTGCAGCACCTGCGCAGCCAGCGTCCGAGTGTTCTCGTCCGCGCGCTGGCGCAGTTCTTTGTCAATCTCCGAAGGGATGCGGATCGTCATGAAGCGACCCTTCTTCTCCTTCGGCTGGTCAGTTTGCTTGGTGCTCATATCACAACCTTCCAGTCTTCGGCCAGCATGTCGGTCTGGCTTGCCAGCCAAGGAACGCGCGCGCCAGGTGTGTTCTGTGCGTCTGCAGGGTAGTTCAGATACACGTAAGGCAGCGTCATCTTGCTGTGCTCGTCAGGACGCTGCAACTCCAGCCACATGCCTTTGCCATTCCAGCCTGCGCGGCAAACGTGCATGCCCTTCTTGAGAAGCTCAAGCGCCAATCCAAAGGTCATGGCATCGGCCTGGCGGTAGGCATCCTCGAACGCTTCCTTTGGCGACCAGGATTCGTAGCCATCTGCATATCGCACGCGATAGCCTTCGCGTCCGGACTCGCTGTGTTTCTCATCCACGGCGTGGATGATCTTGGTGCCGACATAGCGTTTCATCAGTCAGTCCCTCCAGCGGCCAGAGCGGCCTCTTCAAACATGTCGGCCATGGCCGGACCACCGGCCACCTCGACGGGGATGCCGTGCGACAGCAGGCTCACCAGGTCGTCCTGGCCAGCCACCTCGATGTCAAAACGGGTCTGGGCGGCGTGCCGGATGGCTTGGGCCTGGTTACCTGCGCGAATCAGGCGGTGTTTGTTGGTCTCCACGTCGGTGACCAGGTAGATGCGTGTGCTCATAGGGTGTCCTTGTGGTGGTCAAAAAAGGCACTGATTTTTGCCTTGGCATCGTCAGCACCTTTTCCCACTATACACCAGTAATTCACACTTTCAAGGTATGCGATCCAGTCCTTTTGTTCTGGGCTGAGGCTGCCACCCTTGCTGCGCTTCATCTCGACCCACAAGCGCCAGGCAGGCACGAACAGGTCTGGCACGCCAGAGGCCACGCCTTCGGCCTTCAGGCGGCCTGCGGTGGCCATGCTGCGGTGGCCACCATTGGGGATGGCAAAGATGCGCACGCTTGGCCAGGTCTGCCGGAACCAGCGCACCACCTCGCGCTGTTCCTCGTGCTCAGTGGGAATGCGGTCCGGCGTGCTCAAAACGGAATCTCCCGTTCCCACTTGTCGCACGCATCGATGCTGGATGCGAAGTCCTCCGGTGGCGTCATGAAGAACTCGGTGCACAGGCCGTCGACCCCGTAGTGCTCACAGGTGTGGCAGCACTTTGGAGGACCGGCGCGCATCCACTCGCGCCACTGGATCAAGAACTCTGGCTCTGGTGGTCTGGTGTTCATTTCTTCTCCTTCTCGGGCAATGCCCTTAGCTTCTGGGCGCATGGTGCGCAGACAAGGTGCGCGTAGAACTTCTGCGATCCGGCCTGCGGCTTGGGCTTGTCGCAGTAGTAGCACTGGATCGTGGCGTTCGGCCTCAAGTCGGCCAGGGTGCGGGTCTGATTCATGCTGCCTCCTGTTGGTCGAGATACCAGCGGATCATGGTCGTGCGCATCTCGGCGCGGCGTTCGGCCTTCTGCTGCCGCTTGTAGGCGCGCTGCGCGGCGTCGTAGGCGCGGTTGAAGTTGCTGGCCTCGGCTGTCGCCAGCCGGATCAGCGTGGCGTCCTTGCTGCGCATGGCCTGGCTCATGCGCTTGTTGGCTTCGTTACGTGCTTGATATAGCCTTGCGAGCTGTATCTCGGTGATCATGTGTTGCCCCTTGCACGGATAGCTGCAGAGCACCAGGTGGCCACAACATCTTCTCCGCCGTACTCGACGTCGATGTCGTCGCAAACCTTCGCGCACGCCTCGCGCTCTGCTGCGGCTGCCAGGGCGGAGAACTGGTGCAGCAACCCAGAGTCGTTCCCATACCAGTCGCTGCTGACTGGCCGGCCTGCTTTCACGCAGGCTTCCAGTGCGAGGACTACCGATTCGGCGCGGGTCATGCTTCACCTCCGATCCCGTGGGCGCGCTCGATGGCGCGGGCAAAGCGCAAAAACATTGCTCGCTCCATTGGAGAGCATATGATGTGCCGCAAAATCTGCTCATCCGTCAGCGGCTGCTGCGCTGGCTGCGGGTAAGTGTAGAGAGGCTTATAGATGTATCCCTCGCTGAAGTTGGGACTACTAGCGAGCCAGTGGTCTAATTCAGGGGAATCCCGCATCGATACCGCCCACACCACCGGCTCCTGCTTCTCCGCCTGCTCGATGGCGAGGCGCAGGGCGGCGATGGCTGCGTCCTCTTTTGCCGATTGCTCTGGGTCTGCAACAGGGTTTGTGCAGTTCCCTTCCAGCGCCTCCAGCGCCTGCTGGGCGGCTTGTCGTAGTGTTGTCATGCCCGTACCTCGTAATCGTGAAAAACAGCGCCCTTGGTAGGGTCGCCAACCTTGCACGCCTTGACCCAGCAGGTCTTGCCTGACTTCAGGCGGCGCAAATGGCCGCGCCGGTCGTGCTGCCTGGGGCTTGCGTGTGTACCGCCTTGGTGCTCGCTGCGCGGCTTGACTGGCTCAATGCGTACCGTGCGCCAGTCGTAGGTCGGCAGCTTGCCTTCTGCGATCTTGCGCCTGTTGGTGAAGCTCTGGCGCACGAACGGCTGGTAGGCCTGGCCACCGGACAGCATCGACTGATACCACTTGGCGATGATGCCAAGCACCAGGCGCGCTTCTTCCTCCGGCACCTGGTCGGCCTCCTCTGTCGGTCCGTACATCACCATGTCGCCTTCGGTGGTGTAAAGCATCGTCGGCACCTTGCGCGGCATGATGCCTGTCGGCCCCTTCCACATGTCGACCACGATGCCGTCCTTGGCGTTGTCGCCAACCACCAGCATCAGCATGTCGTAGGACGCGTGCGACCTGCTCGGCCCACGGTAGGCCACCACGCACTTGCCGAATGGTGGGTTGCACTCCATCAGCACATCGGTCGTCGTCTCGAACCTGGCGGTTGTCAGGCCGGAAATGTCGAACCACTGCAACTCGACCGGGTCCATACCAACGGCTGCGGACCACTTCACCGTCTCTCGAATCAGCGGCGTCATGCCCAACTCCTCTTGATGACCCGGTGGAACTTCCCGTCCAGCCGGTACTCGATGCTGCTCGGCGGCTTGCTGTTGCTCATCTGGACCGCCAGGTAGTCCAGACCTTCGCTGCCTTCCAGGTGCGCAGCCTCGGCCAGGTGTGCGCCAGACGAGTTGGCCATGGTCATCAGCAGACGCATGGCCTTCTGCCCTGCGTAGCCATCGTGCAGAACCGGCAGGTACTCAGTGATCGGCTTGTCGGACAGGCTTCCGTAGTAGGTGCAGGACAGCATCTCTTTGCCTGACGCGCGGCTGACATGCCTACGCCAGTTCCAGGAGGTGACCTCCAGGTCTTTGCCTTCCAGGCCCATGATGTCGTCGTCGCGCAGTTCCAGCTTCTTGCGCTCCGGCTCTGGGAATGGGTGGCCGCAGGCCGGGCATGTGGCAACGGCGATAGCGCACAACTCCCCGCAGTTGTCGCAGACCTTGACCGGCGCTTCTCCGTTGCCGTCGCCTGCCTTCTTGGGTGGCTGCACAGCCGTGATCGGACCATGCGTGGCCACCACCCCGGCGAAGTCCAGCACCAGGCAGTGGTCGGTGTGGCTCTTGACCCGCATGCCACGGCCTGCCATCTGGACGTACAGGCTGGCCGACATAGTGGGGCGCAGCATGGCGATCAGGTCAATGTCCGGGTAGTCGAAGCCGGTGGTCAGCACGTTGGCATTGGTCAGCGCGCGGATGCGGCCTGCTTTGAACTCGGTCAGCAAGTGCTCGCGCTCCTTCTTGGGCGTCTCGCCAGTCACGCACTCGGCCGTCACACCATGCTGGCGCAGGACTTCGGCCACGTGCTGGGCGTGCTTGACGCCTGTGCAAAACACCAGCCACGCCTTGCGGTCCCCGGCCAACTCGATGACCTCGCGCACCACGCGCTGGTTGTTGTCGTCGGTGTCGACTGCTGCCTGCAGCTCGGACTCGATGAACTCTCCACCTCGCTTGTGGACGCCAGTGGTGTCCAGCTTGGCCCTGGTGACCTTGCTGCGCAGCGTGGCTAGGTACCCTTTGAACACCAGTTCCTCGATGCTGACCGGCTCGATCAGGTCATCGAACAGCGCAGGCTTGTCGGTGATCAGGCCGTGCCCCAGGCGGTATGGTGTCGCGGTGAGACCTATGACACGCAACGCAGGGTTGATGGCCTTCAGGTCGGCCAGGAACTGGCGGTACCCGCCTTCGTCCTTGTGGTTGACCAGGTGGCACTCGTCGATGATCACCAGGTCGACGTGGCCAATCTGCTTGGCCTTGGTGCGGATGGACTGGATGCCTGCGAAGGTGATCGGCTCTCCGAGTTGCTTCTTGCCGATGCTGGCGCTGTAGATGCCCATCGGCGCGCCAGGCCAGTGCTGTCGCATTTTCTCGGCGTTCTGCTCGATCAATTCCTTCACGTGCGTCAGCATCAGCACCACGGTCTCTGGCCAGTTCTGCAAAGCATCCTTGCACAGCGCGGCCACGATGTGGCTCTTGCCGGACCCGGTCGGCAACACCAGGCAGGGATTACCTGCATGGCCTGCCTCGAACCACGCATAAAGCTGGTCGATGGTTCGCTGTTGATAGTCACGCAGCATCAGGTTCCTCCATGATCTTGCGTGCGGCAAAGTGCCAGTAGTTGTTGCTGTGCTGCTGCGACTTGTGAATCTTCATGAACTTGTCGTGCAGGCGCTTGCGCTCGACTGCTGCAATGCTGCGCTCGTACTCAGTCCAGTGCGCCTGTGTCCAGATGCGATTACGTTCTAATTTCACTGCGTCCTCCAGACGCTGCACTTTGTCCTGATAGAGCACATGCAACTCGTGCAGGCGGCGCAGTTCGGCGGCAATCTGGTCGTATCCCAGCTCGATCATCCAGTCTGGGTCAAAGTCGCTTTGGATGAGATCAGCCAGCCGTAGGGCTTCTGGTTGTTCGTTCGTCATCCCACAATCCTCGCGTCAAAGGTCTCGCGCAGCTTCTCCACATACTCGTCACCCAGGCTGCACATCTTGGGGTTCACGAGAATCTCGCGGCTGGTGTAGACGTGGGCATCGCCTTCACCGTTGGCCACATCGCGGCCTTCGATGACGTAGACGGCCGTCCACTGGTCCAGGCCGTCCTTGCGCTCCCAGGGCACCAGATCAGGGTGCAGGACGTGGCTGTCGCAGGCCTGGCGCTGGAACTCCACCGGAATGCCATCGGCCTCGTGGCGCTCGCAGCGCCAGGTGCTGTCCTCCTTGGCCGTGCTGTGCGCGCAGGTGCGGCAG